GGAAACAGCAAAGCTAAAATATCTTTTAACATTGTCATAATAATAATTAATAATTAAATCAAATCAAATGGAAACAACAACAAAGATTAAAGAAGAGCAATTGAATACAATTCTAAAGCATCAAAAAGATTTAGCAAATATTTTAACAAATATTGGATTGCTAGAATCACAAAAGCATAGTTTATTGCATCAAGTAGCTGAAGTAAATAAAGTTGCTGAAGAATTTAAGAATGAATTGCAAGAAGAATACGGAGCAATTAATATTAATTTAGAAGACGGGTCTTATACTTTAATAGAAGACACAGAAGAAGCAACTAAGTAATGGATCACATTATTAGAAAAATAAGTATTGGTATTGATTATAAGAATGAAGCAATGCATTATTCTATTGGTCAATCCGTATATGGAGGCCATGAGATAGTTTATATAAAATTAGATTCTACTGATGCTTCATATAATATATACATAAAAAAAGGAGAAGAAGTAATGCCTTGGAAGAAATTTAATTCTAATATGGCAATATCTGTAGAATACGATTTAGAATACTAATGACAAGTGTATTTAGTTTTATCGTAAAACCATTAGGGAATAGATACGATAATGAAATTAAAGTTGAAGGCGGAAACCTAATACTTAATACAAAAATAGAAAGTTTTAAATCAGTGAATAATTTAGCGGAGGTTGTTTCAATCCCGCTAGCTTATTCAACGGACATTAAGGTTGGAGATTTTGTAGTAATACACCATAATGTTTTTAGAAGATTCTATGATATGAAGGGTAAACAAAAAAATAGTAGATCATATTTTATAGATGATTTATATTTTTGTGATATAGATCAAATTTATTTATATAAAAGAGATAAAGAATGGATGTCATTTGGTGATAGATGTTTTATTAAACCTTTAAAAAATATTGATCATTTAAAGCTAGAAAAAGAACAACGCCTTATTGGCATATTAAAATACGGTAATAGTTCTTTAAAAGCGCTTAAAATCAACGAGGGAGACCTTGTTGGTTATACTCCTAATGGAGAGTTTGAGTTTATTGTTGACGGGCAAAGACTTTATTGTATGAAATCTAATGATATTGTAATTAAATATGAATATAAAGGAAACGAAGCAGAATATAATCCAAGCTGGGCACAAAGCAGTTCTTGAATTAATTAAGGTTGCTGAAGAAGCTATTTTAGATAATGGAGAAGATGATTTATCTGCGGATAAATTAAAGAATGCTGCAGCAACAAAAAAATTAGCAATATTTGATGCTTTTGAAATTTTAAGTAGAATAGAAGAAGAAGAAAAATTACTAATTGAAGGAGACAAAGAAGTAGAAGTAAAAGTGTTTAAAGGTTTTGCGGAAGGGAGATCTAAGTAATGTACGAACAAACACTATATAAAATAATACCAGATTATATAAAGTCTAGTGTTATAAAACAAAATAACCGCCTTAACAAATGGAAATATGGATATGATAAGGCTCATGACGTGGTTGTTATTAGTAAGACTGGAAAGATTAGTGAAATACTTGAAATCCAAAATTTAAAAATAGCATTACCATTAGCAGAAAATGTTTACTCTAGATCTAAAAATAAAGAGGAGCAATATTGGGAACAAATGGATTTCCCTAAAGAAATAAGTAAAATTAAAAGTACGTTTGATTGGAATAAACAAACAGACACTTTTAAAGATCGATGGTACGATTACATTGATAATGAATTCAAATATAGAGAAGAAGGTTTATTCTTTTATAATAATGGTAAACCTACATATATAACAGGAACGCATTATATGTACCTACAATGGAGTAAGATTGACGTAGGTGCCCCAGATTTTAGAGAATCAAATAGATTGTTCTTTATATTTTGGGAAGCTTGTAAAGCAGATAGTAGAGCATATGGAATGTGCTATTTAAAAAATAGACGTTCTGGATTTTCTTTTATGTCTTCATCTGAGTTAGTTAATCTAGCTACAATATCTAGCGATTCTAGGTTTGGTATATTATCTAAATCTGGAGCGGATGCTAAAAAGATGTTTACAGATAAGGTAGTTCCAATATCAATTAATTATCCTTTCTTTTTTAAACCTATCCAGGATGGTATGGATAGACCTAAAACAGAACTTGCATATAGGATTCCAGCATCGAAACTAACAAGACGAAAGTTAGATTCTAATGAAAAATTAGAGGAACTTGAAGGACTCGATACAACGATCGACTGGAAAAACACTGGAGACAACTCTTATGATGGTGAAAAGTTAAAACTTTTGGTACATGACGAGAGTGGTAAATGGGAAAGACCAGATAATATATTAAATAACTGGAGGGTTACAAAAACAACCTTAAGATTAGGTAGTAAAATTATTGGTAAATGTATGATGGGTTCAACATCAAATGCCTTAGATAAAGGAGGGGAGAACTTTAAAAAACTTTATTATAATTCCGATGTTACAAAAAGAAACCGCAACGGACAGACTAGCTCAGGATTATATAGTTTGTTCATACCTATGGAATGGTCGTACGAGGGATTCATTGATACTTATGGAATACCTGTCTTCGATACTCCGCAAAAACCCATAAAGGGTGTAGATAACAACTGGATAGAATACGGTGTTATTGATCATTGGCAAAATGAGGTTGATGGTTTAAAAGATGATCAAGATGGATTAAATGAATATTATAGACAGTTTCCAAGAACGGAGCAACATGCTTTTAGGGATGAAGCTAAACAGTCTTTATTTAATCTTACAAAAATATATGAGCAAATAGATTATAATGATGATCTTAGAAATTCAAATGTTTTAACAAGAGGAAGCTTTCAATGGGAAAATGGCATACAAGATACCAAGGTAGCTTTTTATCCAAACAAAGATGGAAGATTCTTAATTTCCTGGGTTCCCGCTAAACATCTGCAAAATCGCGTAATCATAAAGAATGGGTTTAAATATCCAGGTAATGAACATTGTGGCGCATTTGGCTGTGATAGTTATGATATTTCAGGAACTGTTGATGCAAGCAGAGGATCTAATGGAGCTCTTCATGGTTTAACTAAATTTACTATGGAAGACGTTCCTCCTAATCAATTTTTTTTAGAATATATTGCAAGACCTCAAACTGCTGAAATATTTTTTGAAGACGTTCTTATGGCATTAGTGTTTTATGGAATGCCTATATTAGCAGAAAATAATAAACCAAGACTTCTGTATTATTTAAAAAGAAGAGGTTATAGAGGTTATTCTATTAATAGACCAGATAAGGTTTGGAATAAATTGTCCCCTGCTGAAAAAGAAATTGGAGGAATACCAAACTCATCACAAGATATAATGCAAGCGCATGCTTCAGCTATTGAAACTTATATAGAAAATAATGTTGGATTTAATAATAATTCTTATGGGAATATGTATTTCCAAAAAACATTAGAAGATTGGGCAAGATTTAATATAAATAACAGAACAAAACATGATGCTTCTATTAGTTCAGGATTAGCTATAATGGCATGTAATAAGCATATGTATACTCCTTCAATACCTATGGAAAGAACGCCATATGAATTAGGAATTAAAAGATATAATAATAACGGAGACAGTTCAAAAATACTATAATAAATGATTTATACTAACAGTAATAGTTCTTTTCCAAGTCAGGTAGTACCAGATGAAGAAAAACAAAGTTATGAATATGGTAAGCTGGTAGGCCAGGCAATCGAACATGAATGGTTTAATGGTAATACCGGTATAGGCGGAGCTAATGGTAGATGGAATAATAACTGGCAAAGATACCATAATCTAAGATTATATGCTAGAGGGGAACAAAGTGTTCAAAAGTATAAAGACGAAATGGCTATTAATGGTGATTTATCTTATTTAAATATAGATTGGAAACCGGTAGCTATTGTGCCTAAATTTGTAGATATTGTTGTAAACGGTATTTCTAGTAAAAATTATAAAATAAAAGCAATAGCACAAGATCCATATTCAGTTGCGCAAAAAACAAGATATACGCAAGCTTTAACTAATGACATGCAAGCAAAAGAATTGCTGTCCCAATTAAAGTCTAAATTAGGAGCAGATTTATATCAATCTGCAGATCCAGATAAATTGCCAGAGGATGATGAGCAATTGGCTTTGCATATGCAATTAAATTATAAGCAAGCTGTTGAAATTGCAGAAGAAGAAGTTATAAATAACTTTCTTGCCAATAATAAATATGATTTAATAAACAAGCGTTTAAATTATGATTTAACTGTTTTGGGTATTGCATGCGCAAAAACAACATGGAATGAAGCTAATAGTATTAAAATAAATTATGTTGATCCTGTTAATCTAGTTTATTCTTATACAGAAGATCCAAACTTTGCAGATATATATTATGTAGGTGAAGTAAAATCTGTTAGTTTGCAAGAATTAGTAAAGCAATTTCCTAATTTAGATTTTGAAGATTTAAAAGAAATAGAAAAATATCAAGGTAATACTAGTTATACTAGAAATTATAATGGAGCTTACCAGGATGGTAATATAGTT